AAGTTTACATATTAATTGGTCTACTAATGAATCGCAGTCCTCAATGACCTTGATGGAGATTGCCCAATGACGAGCATCTTAAAAGTCTCCGAAATCCAAGACCCGACTAACGGTAATACTGCGATGACCGTTAATACGGGTGGCGTTGTAGGCCAGCCAAACAAGCCCACTTTCCAAGTTGGTTTGTCAGCAAACCAATCAATACCAAATGCTACTGTAACTAAAATAACTTTTAACGACCTTCAGGCATCAAGTGGCGGTTTTGATGTAGGTGGATATTTTAACACTTCTAATAACCGCTATGTGCCTCTTGTTTCAGGGTATTATTTTATTGTGATTGAAATAAGGATTGAAACTACAACCCCTGATTACCTGCAAATCTACATCAAAAAAAATGGCACAGATGTAAGATTCCATTCAGGAATGGAAAGTAATGCGGCTAATGCTTATGTTTCTGCACACACAAGCACTATTGTACACATGAATGGTTCTACAGATTATTTAGACTTTCACACTTATCATAACACCGGATCAGCAGTAAATCTTTTGGCTATTTACGGCCATACACAAGTCGGTGGGTTCCTAATAGGATAGGAGAATAAAATGAGTATATCACAAGCACTTACAGAACTAGGCATCACAGAATGGGTGCTTAGAGGTGAGCCGACAACAGAAGACGAGTTCAATTCAATGTTCCGTAAGGTTACGGGCGCTGACTCTAATGGCTCGGCTATCGAAAGCAGCGACCCTGATGACTGGGGAACAACTTGGTCAGCGGTCAAGGCAAAGGCTGATGAGCTAAAGGCGGCAGAGCCTATGAAACTGCTACGGGCAGAGCGCGACAATCGTCTTGCAGTTACAGACTGGTGGGCATCTAGCGATCTTACAATGAGCGACAAGCGCAAAGAGTATCGTCAGGAACTGCGTGACATTACCAAGAGCGCTACCAGTCTTGATGATGTTAAGTGGCCTACTAAGCCGGAGTAAAATATGAGCCGTGCAAGACAAATAGCTGACTTAGGTTCCCCGGCAGCAAGCGGCTTGTCGGACAGGAATATAATCATCAATGGTGCGATGACTGTTAATCAACGTGGCAATCAAACCAACACTAGTGGTTCTGGGGTATATTTTGTTGACCGTTGGAATTTGTTTGAAAACACAGGTGCATTAGCAGCAAATTTACAACAATCTACTGTTGTTCCCAGTGGACAAGGATTTGGCAACAGTCTTTTAATAGACTGTACGACTGTTGATTCTTCCGTAGCAGCAAGTCATATATCTGTAGTGCGGCAAATTATTGAGGGGCAAAACTTACAAAGGTTAGCTTACGGGACATCTAGTGCAAAAAGTTTGACTATATCTTTTTGGGTTCGTTCAACAAAAACAGGAACGTATGTTCTTGAAATTTACCATTATAATAGTTCAGGCGGCAATTCACGAACACAGTCTCATAGTTACACAATCAGTCAATCAGACACTTGGCAGTATAAAACTATAACTTTTTCAGGCGATACATCTTTTGCACCTGATAATGATAACCGTGATACTTTTTATGTTCAGTGGGGATTGTCAGCAGGTTCTGACTTTACAAGCGGTACGCTAGCTACAACATGGCAGGACAATACCACCGCTAATAGATTTGTTGGACAAGTAAATTTCTTTGATAGCACAGATAATAATTTTTATCTTACTGGCGTACAAATGGAAGTTGGAGATGTAGCCACGCCGTTTGAGCATGAGGACATAGGAACTACGTTGGCTAAGTGTCAACGCTACTTTTTCCGTTTCCAGTCTGACACCAATTACGATGCTTTTGCTCCTGCTTACTGGCTTGTTACAACTCAAGTTTATGCTATGTATGAGTTCCCCGTTACCATGAGGGACCAGCCAGCTATGACGGTCAGTTCATTTACAGCTAATGATTGGAGAATACACTCAAATGGTGGCGATGGAAATTTGGGCAGTCTAATAATTAATAGATGCACACCAAATAACGTGCAAACATATAGCGACCAAAGCAGCAACACAGGCACTGCTGGTTATGCTGGCGCAATAAGAAACTATGGCGGCACTTCCCCATACATTGAATTTAGTGCGGAGTTGTAGATGAAAATAGAAAATGCAAAGTATCACGCTTTAGACGGTGATAACACTAAGCCAAATGCCTCAATAACTTGCGTCATTGACGGCAAACTTACCTCAGTTCCCATTTCAGAGGGAAACACAGACTACGCAGAAATCATGCGCCAAGTGGACGCTGGCACTCTGACCATTGCGGATGCTGACTGATGTTCGGTGAATTGGCATTATCCGAAAGGGCTATAGCGGACCAAGGTATTCTAGCCTTTGGTTCTGCAACTGCTGATGCCAACTTCACTGTAGACGGCGCACCTATGTTTATAGCAAGCGACTCCGCAGATATGAAAGCAGTTGGTGTTACACTTTCAGTTGGCGTAGGTGTTATTGCAGGTATTTTAGAGGCTTCTGCTTCGTTTTTACAAAGCACTGAGCTTACCCGCTTTGGAACAGTTATCGCGGAGATGGATTTTAGCACTGTGCAAACAACGAATGGCACGTTTGTGGCTTCGGCAATATCCGAACAAGACGCTGCCTTTATACAAAGCACAAAAGCCTTTTTGACACTAAGTGCAGCCTCTGAGCAGAGTGCTAACTTTACACAGACATCTGCGGCTGGTGTGCTATACTCCGCCTCGCAAGAAATGACGGCAGAGTTTATTCAGTCTGTCGCGCCTACATTTATTATAAACTCTCGTCCTTTGGATATTGAGTCTGTCTTTGTACAGACCTCTCTAGGAACCAAAGTTATTCTTATGGACGAACTGCAAATTAATGCAGTGTTTGTTGTGTCAGCCCAAGGTAGGTTCTATTGGGAGCGTATAGATGCAGATACCCCGTCAGAAAACTGGGTGCAAGTTGTCCCAAGTGGTGGGACATGGACAGAAATCAACGCGGGTGGTACAATAGAAACGTGGACAAATAAGGTGGTTTAAATGCCCAGTACATATACTTCAAACACTGGTATTCAAAAACCCGGTTCCGGCGAACAGGCAGGAACTTGGGGCACAACGACTAATACCAACTTCGACATAATTGATCAGGCGCTTCACGGTCAGGCGCAGATAACTATTACTGGTAGTTTTAAAGAGTTGGTGACAGCGGATGGATCTACTAGCGACGGCGCAAATACTGTCCTTGTTCTTAGCGGATCTCCGGGTCAAACCTTTGAGCTAAGAGTCAAGCCAACAGATCAGGAAAAGTTTTATACTATCAGAAACGATACAGATTCTACATGTCGCGTTATATATGATGGTGTAACGTACTCTGCATCTAACGGCGTGGAAATTGCATCAGGTGCATCAGCCGCTGTGACAGGTGACGGTGGTGGCGGTTCCGGTGTTTTCAAAAGCCTGACACCAACTACCGATCTGGTTAACGACACGAGTCCCGAGCTTGGCGGCAACCTCGATGTTGTTACGCACAGCATTGTAACCACAGCAAGTAATAGAGATATTGCGATTACCCCGCATGGTACAGGCTCTGTTATACTTGACGGCTTGTCTTATCCGCAAGCAGATGGAACAGCAGGTCAGCTATTGAAGACTGACGGCTCTGGGCAGCTTTCGTTTGTCAGCGCGGGTTCTAGCTTTGGGAACACATTAAGTCTGACTGGTGGTAGCGGTTGGACAATTTCTGTTGATGGAAACAACAATCTAGTATTTTCCTACGGTGGCTCGGCAGTGGCTAAAATAGCTTCCAACGGCGCAATAACTTCTGTTGACGATGTAACCGCATTTGGATCAATCTAATGACGCTGCCATCCTCTGGAACAATTAGCATAAACAACTTGGTTGGTGAGTTTGGAGGATCAACTCCTCACGACCTTAGTGAATATTACAGAAGTGGTGGCCTAGTTTCTTCTGGAAATACAAATGTTCCTACATCTGGAACTCTATCTTTGTCTGATTTTTATGGAGCAACAGCAACAACAACAAGAGATGTTAGAATTCAGATGAGTCATACTGGGTCATCTTACTCCGCCTTTGGTGTAACAAGCATCTCAGATAGAACGCCTCAGTCATATAGCGGCACTGGCTCTTTCACAGTGTATAGCCCAGTATGGAGAGCAGGAACAGGCTATTTAGGAACAAGTGTGTCATTTACCCTTCAGCAGAATGAAGACACCGCTACAACCACCATAAAGCTGTTAGGCGGCACTGACGAGACAAATGCCACTACCATTGTTTACCAGTGGAATTTAGGTTATAGCGGCAGCACTGGTGGAAATAAATCCTATTCGCTTGCGTTTAATTCAAATGGTTCTATCGCATCTCTCACTCAGACTGGTCAGAACTACAACTATGGAATTGTCGCTCTTGGTACGCAAAACGTGAACTCCAACCACAGGTGGTATCGTTGGGAAGTCACGAGTCCATCATCATCTGCAAAATCCAGCACGATGATTTTAGGACAACCAACGACCTTTAGTTCTGTGACTCAGCCAGTATAAGAGAAAAACATAATGCCGCTAACAAAATTACAATTTAGGCCCGGGCTTGTACAGGATCTTAC